GCTGGGCAGGATGTTCGTGTTGTACATCGTGCTGCTCTTACCAGCCATCTGCACAGCCAACTCCACCCAGTCTTTGTTCCAGCCTTCTGTGGTGATCTTCTCGCGAATCTCCACTTCAGACATCCATGTCCGGCGGAAGATTACACGGGATCGTTGTAAGTCTGCCGTCTCAGGCGGAACAAGAACTTCATCCCAAGGCTTAAGAGCAATAATCTCAGGTAGGTTTTTGCTAACATACTCTTCATCTCTGGAGGTTACTCCTGTTTCAGCCAGTTCTTTAACCATCCGCTTTGCGTCGGTGGCCGTAAGTCCCGGCACTGTAGCTTCAAGAATAGCAGCAGCCTCGTCAGACTGTTGCATGATCAAGTCCGGCAACTGCATCAGCGTCGGGCTCTGTGACTGCTGCGCCAAAGCAACAATCTCATTCATCGTCACCGGCTGTTCACGCTTGCTGATGTTCTGTCTCCAGCCAATAAAAAAAGCTGTCCACCCGTACTGGAAAGCGTACTGCGCCCCAAGCTCAGCTTCACGTCGAAGCTCCAGCGGCATCTTGCTGTCGCGAATCCAGTGCAAAAGTGTCGTGGCAATTCCGCTGACCGTCATGTCGTTCATGTCGATGCCACTCGTGCGAATGGTTGCACGCTCAAAGGCAGTTACTAACAGCGACGAAAGCTCGTTACAGGTAGAGTCGATCAAACGATTGCGAACGTCACTAGCCCCCTCAAACGGCCATGCCGGGTCACCTTCGTTACGCAAATTACTATGCTTTTTCCCGTCATCACTTTGCCCGGCCCACCGAGCAAAACGCACATCATCGAATTTCGTCGTCAGGTTGCCCTGCGTCGAGTTGATCATGGCGCGATTGTATTCACTCAACAAGTCCCCAACGTCAGGGACTGCTGTTGCTATTGCCAGAGGATCAGAAGAAGCTGAATACATAGATAATCAAAGTTCAATAGGAACCGCATTTAGCCATTTGCTTCATCTGCTTTTCCCATTGTTCGCCGCCGTAGTGTTTGGGTTGCATGACCACAAGGTAGCCTAAAGCATCAATAGGATCTTTACTAGCACCCTTCTGTCCATCAGCCCCAGTCCATTCCCTTAAACTATAAATCAAGTTTTGACAAGATTCATGTACCATTATTTTGGGATGATTACGTCCTTTAACCAAAGGCTGCTCTCTATCATAACACAACATATCGTTAATTAAAAGAACCCGTTCTTCAACAGGAACCGCAGCAGATGCCTGCAAGTATAGAGGAACTGTAGCCTCGGCAAATAGGTCTACAATTGTAATCCCGCCTTCTTTAGTAATTGTCTCTGTCCCGGCGGTTCTAGGGTCAATATAGCGTTCAGCAATCTCTTCACGCTTATCTCCTTGAGCTTCTACTCCCCAAATAAGTTCACTATACTCATTTACGCCTCTTCCAGCTCCACTTCTCTGTGCAGGGCCGGGTCTGCCGTCAGGTTTATCACTTGGAAGCGCCCATTCGCCGTAACTTTGGTCAGGCCATTCCCTGTAGATCCATAGTATATCATCTTCATCTACCCTACCCCACAACATGAACCAATTCCGCGCTCCAGCAGGATCCATTGCCATGTAGTTTGTACCTTCAGGCACAAGTTCCATGACATCTTGTTTAAAGATGTTCACCTCGCCAAAGTACGGGAATTCCGTACCAGCAGTCTGGTCTGCCCAGCCGTAGGCACGAATTTTAAGCTCATTGGAACTTCTCCCTTTAAGCTCCTGCTTCATTCGCTCCCAGTTGTTGTAGGGATTCAATTTTGAATGAAACCAGATACAGGCGTGCCTTCCATAGATGTTCTCAGCCTTGTACGGCATGTGCCCAGCAGGCACACTTAACACATTGCTATTCGGAAGCAGCTCACTCTCTTTCCAATGTGTAATTTTAGCTGAGTTAATATAATCCTTAACGGTCTGGGTATAGCCTTGGACCGGGGTAAAGGTGACGATCAACTTGCCATTCCGGGTAACCAAGCGGTACCGAAGCGTATCCAGCCAGTCTTTTGGCACCATTTCATCGCACCAAATAAAGTCAACTTCGCCACCTTCAACCACTTTGATATCCTGTTTGTAGTTCAGAAACCAGATCTGGTTCTGCATGTACACCGCTGTATTCTCGCTAAAGCCGTTTTTTTGCGTGAAGCTAATCTGGATGTTGTGGTTGCGCTTTGCACCTTTAAGTTCCTTCGGCAAGTACTTGTAAAACACAGTTTGCTGCATCGAGATACTGGTCATGCTGCTAGTGTGCAGGCACCAGATCCGCAATCCCCTATTCTTGATCCTCTCATTAACCCAATGCGGGACATGACCAGACAAGTCCGCACCCACAAACGCCTGTGCCATCCGTTTAGCTGCCCACTCAGTCTTGCCTGCCCGGTTCCCGCCAAGTGCCACAACCTCGTTAAACCTAGTCAATAGATCATCAGCATCTTTCCAAGGTTCCAAGTCTGCACCATACCTGTGCGGATCTTCCGCCTCTGCCTTGGCCCTGTTCTCTCTAATGATGAATAACTCCATCACCTTCTCAGGGCCAACATTCTCGATCATCGCCCTTCTCTGTTCCTCGTCCGGCCTAGGCAAGGTAGGGTGATCCGTCAGCTTGAACCTTAAAATTTTCTCTATCAGCTTATTTTTTTGCTCTTCTGTCATTGACATAGGCTGTGGTGTAGCTAAATTTGTCTCGCAGGTCAAAATAGATCTGCCGTGTAGCCTCTGGATAGTCGCGTAAGGCGAGCCACAGGTGAAGGAGAGGTTCCCCTTGCATGAAAACCGGGGGGGATTAATAACTCAGGGGCTGGGAACCTGATACTTCCAAGTAGTCCACGAAAGAAGACTAGCGTAGGTTGACTCGGGTACCCTCTGCGCGTGACTTGGTAAAAGCGAAACGAAAGGCGACGGTGACGGTGAGTCATCTTACTTTGAGTTGAGCTAAGTAACTTCCTAAAAAGATTTTCTTTTTTAATGTCACTTTTGACAGGGTTACTTATGCTCACTCAGGTTCTGGTTCTGGTGAGTTTTTCTTAAGTAAATAACTAAGATGTGAGCGGCGCGACGGTGCCGCGAGAGCGAGCAAGGCGAGCGGCTAGAAGAAGATAAGAAGAAGATGAAAGGAAAGCTAAGCCTAGCTTTGCGCGTTACCCAGAAACATAACAAGTCCCTTGCAGTTTATCTTCTGACCACGCCTTAAGGTAACTCCTTTACCTCCCACAAAGATAGTTTTGCCGCTTTTAGTACGAACATATCTTGTGTTTGGAAAGATGTTCTCCACTTCTTCTGTGGAGATAACCTCATCTTGTTGACTTAACTTGGCAGGAACTACATCCAACTTGACCTCATCTTCCTCCAAACCCACCTTCTTCTCCAAAGTATCAAGAAGATCATCCCGGTAAACTCGTTTAAAACCAGCCAAACACCGTTTATCTTTGACTTTGATGTAGTCAACCTTCTCCACAAGTAGGGCCAACTTATCCTCAAACTTGTCGCCGTAGACTTCTTTCACCTTCTTCTCACTTAACTCGTACTTTGGTGTCATCTTTCCTGCACTATACGCCCAAAGTTCATACGTCAATCCAGTACAAACAAAAAATGACGCCCAGCCTTCCACAGGAAAGCCAGCTTAGTCATTGCCTAGATTCACCCCTACACCCCTGCAAAGGCTACCTAGACACGCTAAGGAGCAATAGCGCTCGCGTCATTTCATACACACACGCAAGGCAAGTCTGTACAGAGTAAAAGTAGCCGTCAAGTACAGTGCGCGCCTTTGTAAAAATAAAATGTGAGGGGTGGGATGCGTCGCCTGTTTCGGCTATACAAAGATTTCAACCCCCTCCCCCCCATGCCCTGCAATTTACTTACAAAGCATGAAGGAAAAGAGAATTGAATGAGCGGGACTTTGCTTAGCTTATGCGGTTGCGATCAATGAAAAGGGGCTTTGACTGGCGAGGGGAGCGGCTCGACGCATCCAGTCTTACCATCCTTCCAAGCTTCTCCCCTATCGCATGACACAACGACACAAGGCCCACAAATAGCCAAGGCGAACAAAGCGCCAATGATGCAATAATGATGTCTTTCATGGTTAGCGATACAGTTCGGGATACGTTGCACAGCCCTCGCAATAGAAATCGAAACCATCCCTAAAGCTCACAGACTGCTGGCTACAGACGCAGCATTCAATAGGGGTGAGGATTGGATCTTTGCTGTGGTACGCGGTGCTAGGCTTCCAGCTTTTACCGAATCCACAGTATGAGAACCCCTTATCATCCATGTGTGAATTGGATTGCCAAACCTCGGAAGTCCTCCAGCTTCCATGGGATTCATTGGCGATTAGCAGATCGCCCGAGTTGCTTAGAAAGCTCATCTTGCCGTACCCAAGCTTAGAGATGTCTCTTTCAACGTCCGATATCCGAATATGCTTAAGCGTGCGAAAGTATGTTTCTGAATCAGTCTTATCCTTTTCGCAAACAATATTGGAAAGCACACCATTATGCGCGCCAACCCAGTGGCGGATATCCTTAACCTTAGGAAGCTGAAAGGGGTGAACATTGTTCACACTCACACTCCCATGCGTCCCCATGCGCCAATGCAAAAGAGCGGGGACATTATCAGGAAGTCTTTCAAGCTGCTTCCAAGCGGTGCTTTCATCCAATGTTTTAGTGATATGCAACTTCCCTTTGCTTGCATATGCGATACCAAATCCGTCCGAGTTAATGTTCCAAGCATTAGAGAATTCTCTTTTGCTAGGCTTCCATGTTGAACCTGCTTTTCTTACGACTAATAAACACATAATTACTATTTCTTTTTTTGTTACTTGTTAAATCTATTGTTTATCTCTGCTAATATAAGTTTTGCGTTTTGAATTAATAGATGCGCTGGCAAATTACTTTTTGCCAATACTTCCAAAGATTCAACGCAATCGCAATAAGCTGCAATTCTTTTAATGCTTAAAGATCCCGAGAATATCCGCCACTCGATGCGACTTCCAGAGGATAGGTTTAACGCACTGTATTTGCCTTGCACACCCCTTGTAAGGTCTCTTAAGCGTCTTCCACGGGTGCCATAATAGGAGTCTGAGTAAGCTGCGTAGGATGTACAGTTGCGCCCTGAAAGGGTGATAAGCTGTGAGCGGAGTCTTTCGACCAGATAGCACAACCGCATAAGGTCTCTCTCTCTCCATCCTCCACGGTTGCGATTGATATGACAACCAGCCCAACGATCTCTCCTCTGCTTGAGTTGCCATGAAATTCCGCCATGATCTTTTGCGATACATTGCACAATGGCAACCTGATTTAAAAGCTCATATCTATCCTCAAAAAGGCAAAAGATAACTTCCACACCCCTATCGGAACAAAGCGATCCATCTTTTTCCAGAATGATATGATCTTGCTTTAATTGAGAATGATTGCGCAATTCACTAATAAAACGAGACCTATCGGATTCGCTTCCGAGTTCGAGTTCGAGTTCGAGACTCCAAAAAGGAAAATCTTGTTTTTCTAATGGGATGCGAGGGCGGTTTTGGGAGTGATAGGAAAAAATATCCTCCTCCTCTGCTGGCAAGCAATTCTCGCAATAGAGAATACCGTCCCTTTCATGCGATTCATCTGACTCATATCTATTCTCGCAACCCTCACACCAGAAGGAGTGATCTTCTTCGCATGACATGCACCATGTTTGCCTACGTCCTCCGCTTCGGACTCTTGTCATGTTGCAAGGCCTTTCATGCTCATCGCATCGATCACAAGTGACCAGTTCCGAAACATGAAACCACCTTCCATCGATTTCTCTCGCATATTCAACTGGGCTCCAATGGCCATTCTCTAATTGAACCGCTTCATCTTCTGCCACCCAAATACTTTCAGGCTCACACCATACTAATTTAAACCGCTCCGCAATCCTATCCTTTTTGCGCTGAGTAACTTCCCATTGAGTCTGAAAGGACCAGCGGGTTCCGTTTAATACGTTTAAGGCTAATTGTTGTAGTGTCATAACTTGCTTGTTTTCTTCTATTTGTGTTTGTTTTGCTTTCCCACCGCCCAAACCAAACCGAGTCTACATCCTAAGCAAAGGCAACATTAGAGCAAACAAAAAACGGTGCTGCTACCGTTTATGCGACAAAGGCAGATTGCCTTGCATCCTGAATATCATTCCAGGCTCCACAAGCTGGAAGAAAATATTATTTTGTGGCAGCAGCTTGAACAAGGCTGGCCGAAAACCATTTCGTTAAGCATACCGATATGCCCGGAACCGACTGGCGGCGGCTGGCGGCGGCATGGCCCGGCGGCAAATCCGTAATTTCAAATTTCAAATTTCAAATTTCAAAAATCGTAATTTCAAAAATCGAAATCGTAATTTCAAATTTCAAAAATCAAACCAAGGATTTACGCAATTCATCCCACTTGCTTGCCCTGCTCTTCTCTGTAAGCGGAACAAACACTTCATCTATTGTACCACTAAAGACAGCAAGTGTCTTTGCTAACAGGGCTGCATCCTCTTCATCTTCAATCAAGCCTTCTTCTTTAGCCTTAACAAGTTCAGAAGCTATTCGTTTAGCTTCATCAATGAAAGCTGTGTATTCTAATCCCCTGCCAAGCAAGGGGCTATGTACAAATTTCAAATTTTGTTTCTTCACTTCTTCTTTTGGGCGCTACTAAAGAGATCATCGATCTCCGAGTTGCCGTGCAGGTGAATGTGGTTGTGAAGCTGTTCTGGTGCCTTAGCCTTTTCTATGGCTATGTACTTATCCAAAACGATGCCCAAGGTCAGGACGCTATCTTTGGAGTTCATCTCTGGGAGCAGGTCAATCACTCGGTCAGATGCGGTATCAATGATAGTCTGCATCTTGTTCTTGAGATTGGCTGTGAAATAAGCCTCTCGAAACTGAGAATCGTAATCTAGGAAGTAAGACTTAACCTCACATACGGTGTTGTGACTGGTGCCAACCTTTTCGGCTATGTAATGTGGGCCATGGCCTTGCGAGTAGAGTTCTAAGATTTGCTTGCGTTGATCCTCCGAGATACTGGCAAAGAGTCCCTTGCCGTTAATCTTCTCCATCTGCACGCCCATAACGTGGTTCTCGATCTTGACGTTAGCAAGCCCGGCAAGCTGTCTTGCGCGGGTCTCGGCTGACTTGTATTGGCGTTTCTTCTTCTTAGGCTTTGGGGCGCTCATAGACGATTACCTCGATTTTCAAATCTGAGAAGTTGAGTTTGATGGGGGCAGTTTGACCAACTAAGTCACCAACAAGTAGCCCAGATCCTACAAACTTTACAGTCCTATCGTTGTAAGTGATTCGGAACCCTGTGTCTTGATCCTTCCAGAGCCCTTCGTCATCCACAAAGATAATGTGATCCCTATCCAGCCGAATAGTATCAACCAGATCACAATTAAGCCACTGATAAACTGGATCAAGGCTTTTACCATCGTAAGTTACGAGTCTGGCTGTTTGGTTGCCTGCATCAAATAGCAATGCTGTTTTTTCGTTTAATGCGATCATTCTTTCTCCTTAAGTATCTTTCTTTTGCTTCAATTTCTCCGCACTCGCGGCAGTACTTCTGTATTGTTACGTTCTTTTCGTAGTTAGTGCCACACTTTACGCAAATTGCGGCGATCTTCTTGTAGCTGTACTCCTTAGCCTCTCCGATATCATCAGGAAACACAAGGATGTTACGCCTGAGTGCATCCAGTACGATGCGATTGGCCTGCCGATAGAAGTCTTGCGTTAAAGGTTTCGCAGACATTGGAAGGAAATGCTTTGAATGATCCTCTCTGCCTTCTTAGTTGCTGACTGCCTTGAGTAACCAAACTCCATAATCTCTTCTGTAAATGCCTTGCGGTGTTTGTTTAAGAAGAATGCTGTGACATCTAAGTCATAGAAGTCCAGCTCAAGGATTGGGTTCTTTTTGATTTTCTTTAATGTATTCGATTCCATGTTGTTCTAGTAGTTTGTAGAGGCGTTGTGCCTCTGATTTCCATGAAGGCTTCCTGATCTTGACTGGCAAGCCAACCAAGGCTTTCAGCTTGTTCATGGTTCCTTCACCTATAGTGATGAGTAGCTTGGTCTGTAAAGCTTCTATTAACTCATCCCTGCTTTTTATGCTGTAGGCCTCGATGTACCGCGCCATACGGAAGTCGAGTGGGGCTACACCACACTGTTGTTCCATACGGTACACCCAAAGCTTTCTGCGGTTTGCGAATGCCCCCATAAAGACATGCCATTATTTCATGTTTAATTCGGTGTCTAATTGTGACTGCATTTGCACTGGCACGAATTGGAGAAGTATCGGATCTCTGCAATCCGCAACTTAAAGCCTGCATAGGCAAGCAATGGGAACAAAATGGCAATGATAATGTACTTCATGGCTGCTTGGCTACCATAGCCCAGTGGCGAGCCTCTTTCTTAATCTGTTCAACGGCATCGAGCGCAGCTTTGAGTGTTGGCCTAACACGAGAGAGTCTTTGCTCTTCCCACCATTCGACGTCACCCCACAGCATCCGCAAGTCAGCTATGGCTTCTTTGATTTCTTCCTCTGTCATTCTCATTTTGCCTCCTCCATTCTTATCTCCCATTCACCTCTATGCATGAAATGTGGCGGGAAATTCCGCTCGTAGTTGACTGACTTACGGTAATTGTACATGGCCCTGTGGCAATCGTAGTGTAGGTACGCCCTGTGATCGTCATCAAAGTCTTCTCTTTGAATGCAGATCTGCCAGCGCCCCTCTTGAGCTGGGATAATTTCACCACACCAGATGCAGGTAGTACTATCCTGCGGCGAAGACTGGTTTTCTTCTATGTATCTTGTCATTTCTCCTCCTCCCATTTGCCTAGTGTCTTCAGAAACGCCTCTGCTCTGTAACGAGCAGTTGCGCTGTAAGGCATCCATCTGCCGTATGTGTTGTTAATCTCGCACGCCATGTCGTACATGTAATTTTGGTATTTGCGAACTTGCTCTTTAGTCAGCACCTTCTCCGCCTCATGCATGGCGTTGAGATCGTTTGTCCAATCCCATATGTCAGGGCAAGTGTAGTCAATACCGTTGGCTGTCCACATGTAGACACCATCTTCTTTGCGCCACCCGCACGCCTCTGCAATGGTCACGTTGATTTGGCCGTCTGTCATAGTTGGTTGACCCTGTTTACAGTTCTAAAATGCGTTTCCAATGTTTTAAAAACCTTCACACACATAACCAGCTCAATGTGTTCATTTACATTTACGGTTTTCTTTTTATCAGCCCATGCTCTGTATGCTTGATCTTTGTCAAAAAATTCACCAGAACACCAAAATTCCCCATCTGCATCTCTTCTTCCAATCATGTAAGTAATAATTTTGTTTGTCATGGTTTGTAAATTTTATCCATTAATTGTCTCGCAAGTGCTTCCACTTTTATTTTGTCATAATCGATTTGCGATTGAACTCTGTTAAACAAAGTCTGCAACTTACTTAGCCTTCTCTGTTTCTGTTCCAGCTTCTTCCTAGCGTTAACGTAAGCAGTCTGTTCTTCGGTCATACTTCGTAAGTCTCCCATTCTTCTGACAAGAGTTCGTCTGCACCTAAGCGTGGATTCAGATCAGCAGGATCGCTTGTGTAATAGAGCTTCTGCAATGTCTTTCCGTTCTTCATGTCCAGTTTGCATTGATATCTCAACAGCCCGACATACGCGCCCCTCCACATAGGGAGTCTGATGCCAATTTTGTGTGGGTCTTCAAGCATAGCTTTAAATGCCTCACAGAACCGCAGTCTGTTTTGTATCAGCTTCATTTCCCCTCCTTTGCTGCTGCGATTAACTTGTCAGCGCACCATAGAGCATCGGTCACAATTACTGATTTAGGATATTCCGAGCTTAGAAGCAGGCCCTGCATTGCCATCGCCGCAATCTCAAGCCGAGACGGTTCTGGGCGGGTTGTTCCCATTGTATAATTGGCCTTAAGAACCTCTTGATTGATGGTTTTTAGCCGCTCCACCTCGGCGCGAGCCTCGTCGCGTTCCTGTATGGCGCGTTCAACTTCAATGCTGTTTCCACTACAAACGGCTGCTGTGATAATTTCATTGCCTTTCTTTAGCTCTTCAATCCTTGCCGCCTGTCCGCTGTTCTCTAGCCTTGCATCGTGTAGTGCTTGCTTGAGTTGCTCTACTTCAGCGAGAGCCTTGTCACGCTCTTCTACAACATCCTCATAATGACGATGCAAGTACTCTACTGTGCCTTCAAGTTCTTTGATTGCAAGAATATCGTCTTTTGATCTCATGTTACGCCTGCTCCGCTTGAAGGGTTTTGTAGATCTGGGACAGAACCATGTCTGCATCCAGTAGGGCTGCTCGATCTCCGGGGAACGAGGACATATCGTCTGGAGTGCGGTTGCGTACCCGTTGCACCAGTTGCTCGATGCACTCCTGTGACTTCGATGTTAAGTGCCTGTACATGATTAAGGTGGATCGCAGATCCGCGATTACCTGCGCTTGTCTGTTGTGCGCGTCAACGTATTGATTGATTTGTGTTTCCATACTTTTGATTTCGTTTGTTAGTTTACTGACAGTTTCACCTATATCTATCTGCTGTTGCAGTCGCAAGGATTTTATTTGCTCCATCAAGTTGTCGATGATTTGTGCGCTCATTTTGGTAGAGAGAAGAACTTTGCGTGCCTGCCTGAAAAGCCTAGCTTGGTGCTTACGCCCGATGGGCCTGAGCGTTGGATAGGGATGCTAATCTCGCGTTCTCCTGCATCGTCTGTGAGCTTAACAATCACAACCGCAGTCGCGTCTTGCCCGATTGCCCTGCTCTCGCGTGCCCTGCCCTGCTCGTTGAGTTGCGTAATGGCAAATATCACGCACCCCAGTTCAAGGCCCAGCAAACGCAGCCTGCGGCTAACCTCGGCCACCTCACGCTCACGGGTAATGTCCTTGTGACTTGTCAGGTCACAGCGCACTAGTTGGATATAGTCAACAAACAAGATCTTCAGTCCGTCCTTTGACTTACCCATCGCTCGGGCTGCTGCCACTATGGATGCAATGTCATG